CCTTAACTATCTGACTGGATGTCTCGCCAGACCAGTAAGGCGAAGCCTTAGAGGTCAGATCGATAATAAACCTCTCCCATGCATACGCGGGATCGTCTTCAACAAGTTTATCAATGTGTTCTTCAATAATTTCGCTCTCTGGCAGAGGTTTCACATACGTTTTCTGCCATAAAGCGATAAATTGATTAATGAAATTCTCGCGGGTCACGCCCTGCATCATAAATTCGCGGCGCTTTCCGCCAGAATCAAATTCGTCATCAAACGTATATTTATAGCTCTGCGGTGCAAGCCCTTGATCGACATACCTTTGGACTCTTTGCTGAAAATATTCGTAACCAAGAGGTGGTTTTTTGGACATAGCCAAATGACCCACGTTTACGTCACCATGTTCCTGCTTGAGCGTATATTTTAAAACGTATCGAAATGCACCGTAATCTGGCTCTTCGATCCAGCTGAAGCCTTCGGCCCAGTACTTCCATTGAATACGTTTGTTTAGAGCAAGCTCACCGATATCGGGTATTTTTTCGCCTGAGAAAAAGAGTATAGCGTGCCAGTGGGCACGACCCTTTTGTGAGCCGTACTCGCCAGCTACGATGTAGCGGACGGTATAACCGGCACGGCGGAGTTTCTTCATAAATTTCTGAAAATCTGGATAATACAGCGCTGCGCTTCTATCGATATCTCCTTGCCCATAAGTCAAAGTTACCGCGAGGGTTAATTTGCTTGTATGGGCTTCGGCAATGCAGCGGCCTACATAATCGTTTACTCTATTTGACCTGCATTGCCAACAATTGCGACACGCCACCAAACCTATATTCGAAATATTACTTGGCGTAATGCACATTTTATTCAATTCACTTTGTTGGGCGTGTCACTAATTGCATATTGTAACAAGGTTATATGCATCCGCCGAACCCCCCCTCCGATATATATCGTCTACGGGGGGGTTCGGCTGGCCTCGGTTTAGGGAGCTTCACCAAGGCCGTTTTTCTGGACGCGAGCGCGCCAGTCTTCGATCTGCCAATGAGCAGGATCGTAGAATTTCCAGTCGCCGCCCCATGTAACCTTAAGGTTCATTTTGCGCGCGACTTCTTTTCCGAGCAGGCCAACCATGTCCCACTCTAGGCTGTGTAGTTCCCAGCCTTTCCGGCTGTGGATTACATCCACAGCCATTCCGAAGTTGTGAGCAGACGACCCAAAGGCCGCCTTGCTCTTACCCGTTGCTAATAGCAACTCTTGTCTTGGTCGGTCACGACAGAACTCAGTTGCAAAGAACGGGATTCCATACTCTTTTAACGCACGACATAAGTTGCGTTCGAACTTTACAATGTCGGGGTCCGCGCCTACGCGCGAAGCCCTCATTTGCTGTTCGGAGTACTTCCGACTACTGATAAATTCCCTATCCTTAAGGGTTTTTATCGCTTGCTGGTGCGTCTGCGGTGGCTTCACCACCGGAGCGGGTTGAGGTTGAAACTGTAGCTTGAACTTCGTCAGGCACACTTTCTGTAGCATCTTCGATAACCTCTTCAGCAGCAGCTGCTTTAGCAGCGTTTTCAGCACGTAGCCCATCAATTTCAGCTTTCATTGTTGCGTCACGACGCTTTTCATTGAGCTGCATAATCATCATCATTCGATCGACATCAGAATTGCGACGACGACGAGTTTCAATACTCGTAAACTTCGTTTCAGAAACTTGAATGACCCTGTGGTCCGCTGTTTTTGTTTTAAGAAAACAAACAGTCCCTTTGCCCTTCGAGCGCAGCTGAATATACAAATTACCCTGAGCAGAGACCTGTACTTCGAAGATACCATCCGAAGACGCTAAAAGCGTTTCATCTGTCATATCCTCCGAAGCACTTGCATAAACTTCAATCCGGTCGCTTACGTTAAGACTAAAGTTAATGACACGGCCGTTGGACCCAGACGGAAATTCGAGAATTTCCGCCAAGCCAACTTTGTTCCATTCACCGAGGCCTTTTATTACAAACTTTTTCATTTCATTTTTTCCTTATGCTTGAACAATGCGGGTTTGATCGACATCGGCTAGAACCTGATCGTAATCGTCGGTAGCCTCTTCGAGTGCTGCGCCGAATACTGTATTGCCATCAATTTCAAACTGACCCAAACCTAAGATTTCAAAGCTATCGGACACAGTGTCCGCAAAGACTTTGCTATGCATATTTGAACATAGATAAAAATCAGAGGTTAATGTTGGGTTAACAGTTTCAACTGCCCAAATTCTTTGGCGATCCTCATCGAACGCGGTGTTCGCTGTTGGTCGCAAGAACTTGCCGCCAATATTTGGCGTAGAACGCATCCATTCATGGTTAAGCGGAGCATAACCGAACGTTGCTGACGGATCATTATGTGAAACGTCCACGTGATCGTTTGTAACAACCGATACTTTTTCTGGGTCCAGAAAATCACGAGTGAACTCAGGCAAGGCTGCCACACTACTGTTATAGAAGTAGTGATCCTTTGAACGCTCAAACAGTTGTTCGGGCGTAATTTCAGCAGTAACCATGATAACACCGCCACAATTAATTTGTGGCACACGGATGTTTAAATCAATATTTGTAACACCCGTTGTTACGGATTCATCAAGGTTAGCACCGTCAGACGCAAAGCGCTTTGAATACCCAAATAATTGAGATTGCTCTGCAATTAATAGTGGATTTTGTAACATTTGCTCAGGTATAGAAATACCAGACATTAACAGATCGATTATGTAATCGTCATCAATGCCTTGATATTTGCTACGCATACGAGCAAAAGCAGCCGTCTTTTTAGCCATTTCAATGTTTGAAAGTGTCAGACGAGCGCCTCCAGCACCTGAAGCTTGATTGGTTATAGCGTCAAGATCGGCATAAATATCGCCCCAAAGCACTTCATTTCCCGCAACAGTTGTAGTTTGAGAAAGTGGGTAATCGCCTTCCCCTGCATAAACCCCATTATCCCAAATAGTAGCAGTGTTTTTAAAAGGAGACCTCAAAGGAGCATGACCAGAGACGGAAAGACTACCCAAAGGTACTTCGCCGTCAATCATTGCCTCATCAAAAGATGGAACAATATGCTTCATACTGGAATGTTTCCAGAAAGCTTCAGCTAATGTACCATCATACCTGTCACGCTGTGACAACAAAGTTGACCGTTCACGGCGACGGAAATTCACAATAGAATTATACGCCTCCAAAACGGCAGTGTTTACTTGTGTAGTGGTTCCAGCATGCATACCCAAAGTTGAGTAAACAGCATTAGAACCATGAGCGCCAAAAGCAGCGGTTTCAAAGAAAGGCACAGCTGTGCCGCCCTCTACTTCTGGTACGCCCATGTAACTACGGTTTAACTGGTCCATGCCGTTAAAACGGTCAAAGGCCAGATACGGCACGAAATAAGCTTTAACGTCTACGTTTACGCCATTCATCAGCGTTTCCGCTGTTTCGGCCATTTCAAAAGTAAAGCGCATCTTTCCGCTGCGTACAGCGTCTTCCCGCAATAGCGGAATATAAGTAAGCGGCATAATTTTGCCAGCGTTCCCGCTGGTTAGTACGCGTTTGGTATCCAACCGCTTTGAACGCTCAGCCTGTAAAGGCGTCGCTTTCATTTTTTGATTCATTTCCATTTCTTGTAGATCCTTTTAACAGTTTTACGGATTTTTACGCAGGCCGCGCACGGCTTGCGTTTCTTCATAGAAACAACACCAGCCCGAAAAGGGCCGTGATGAATATAATTTCGGAGATTATGGTCATTGCGCCCTCGTCAAAGTTGACGATCTATAACGGACGCCGTAACCACGATAATCTTTAGCGTTAAGTCTCTTGTAGGCATCAGTTTCATACCAAGGAGTTTCTGTCGTAATCGCACTAGCGCCATTGAGATAATCGCCATAATCAGAAATTTTGCGACTATAATCAAAACCACTATCTTGACGCCATTTGCCCAGAACTTCCTGTTTAAACAGATTGTCCCTTAAAGGCGGCCTGATATCATTTAAGTAAAAATCATAACCCAGTCCGGCAACATATAAACCTGTCCCGACAACTGCTTCACCCAAATCG